ATGCAATCTACCGCCCAGACGCTCCAAGACCGCCAACTCCAGCTGGAGTCCGAATCAACCTCCCTGGGCATTGCCCGCTACGAGAAGGCCCGCGCCAATTCCGACGAGGCTGACACCGGCCCCGGCAAGAAGCTGGTCATGCAGGCGGTTGCGGCCACCGGCCAAGCCATCCGTGAGTTTGTCGAGAAGGCCAAACAGGGTGGCGGTGGCCGGAGACACACGGCGGTGAAGTGGCTGGAGCATCTCGACCCCGAAGGCTGCGCCTACCTAACTGCAGTGGTATGCGTGAACGCCTTGGCTGGGGAGCAGGCCAAGTTGACCGCCGTTGCGCGCTCTGTCGGCTCTGCCATCGCACAGGACGTGAACTACAAGAAGCTGCGGGACAACCACGCGGGCCTCTATCGAGTAATCCAGCAGCAGCTCAAGAAATCCACCTCCGCGCATCACTCGACCGGCGTTATGAACCACGCCCTCGCCAAGACTGAGACAGAAATGTTCGCGTTCACGCCGGACGAAGAGGCTCTGGTCGGCATGAAGCTGATCGACCTCTTCATCGAGGCGTCTGGACTGGCCGAAATCATCCTGACCAGACCCCGCAAGAACCAAACCGTCGCGATCCTGCAGGGCACCGCAGCGATCCGCGAGTGGATCGCCAAGGCACACGAGAGCGCCTCGATGTTCCTGCCCGTGTGGATGCCCATGCTGGTCCCGCCCAAGGACTGGACAACACCCCGCGACGGCGGCTACCTCACCGACATCGGCGGGAGAGCGGACCTCGTGCGCACGCGCAACCGCGCCTACAAGCGCGAGTTGGAGCAGGCCGACATGCCCAACGTCTATCGGGCGGTCAACTTGATCCAGTCCACTCCCTGGAAGATCAACAAACCAATCCTAGAAGTGATGCAGGATGCTTGGGCAATGGGCGGCGGCTTCGCTGACCTGCCCGACCGCGACTTGGTGGAGTTGCCCGAGCAACCGGCAATGCTGGTTAGCGACCCCGATTTCTACAAAGAGCACCACGCCGAGGAGTTCAAGGCTTGGAAGCGCAGCCGCGCGGAGGTCTACGAAGAGAACGCCCGCGGCACGTCCCGCCGATTGTCGGCGGCGCAGAAACTCGCTCTGGCGGTGAAGTTCAAGGACGAGGACGCGATCTACTTTCCGCACAACTTGGACTTCCGCGGACGTGTCTACCCGATCCCCTCGATTCTCACTCCGCAAGGTGACGATCAGGCAAAGGCACTGTTGACACTGGCCGAAGGCGTACCGCTTGGCGAGGACGGCGCATTCTGGCTGGCTATCCATGTCGCTAACTGTTTCGGCGTCGATAAGGTCGCCTTCTCGGAACGCGTGGCGTGGGTGATAGCGAACGAGGAGATGATTCTCGACTCGGCCCTCAACCCGCTGGACGGCCAGCGCGCTTGGTCCAAAGCCGACTCGCCCTTCTGCGCCCTCGCCGCTTGCTTCGAGTGGCTCGGCTACTCGATTAATGGCGACGAGCACGTGTCGCACCTTCCTATCGCCCTAGACGGCTCTTGCAACGGCCTGCAGAACTTCTCGGCCATGTTGCGAGACTCTATCGGCGGCGCGGCAACGAACCTGCTGCCGCAGCACAAGCCTGCCGACATCTACACGGCCGTGATGGACGTGGCCGCGTTGCGCGTCAAGGCGGAAGCGGAGGCAGGAAACCCCTGCGCGGTCTTCTGGGACGGCATGCTGAGCCGTAGCATCGTCAAACAGCCAGTGATGACGCTTCCCTACGGCGTCACTAAGTCCGGCATGCGCGGCCAGGTGCAGGCCAACGCCAAAAAGGAGGGACTTTCTCCTTCCAACGAGCAGGCGGCTTACCTCGGCGACATCCTGTGGGACTGCATCGGCGAGGTCGTGGTGGCCGCGCGCCAGGCTATGGACTGGTTGAAAGAAGCATCCAAGGTCGCGTCGGCCTCCGACCTCCCCATCGCGTGGACGACGCCGGCAGGCTTCCCGGTACTGCAGGAGTACCGAGAGGACCTTGGCAAGCGCGTCACGACGCACATCGGCGGTAAGCGAGTCGAATTAATCGTGGCTATGGACGGGAGCAAACTTGACCGCCGCCGCCAGGGTCTCGGCATCTCCCCTAACTTCGTTCACTCCTGCGATGCGAGCCACCTGATGCTGACCACCTGTCTCGCGTCAGACAACGGGATCACCAGCTTCGCGATGATCCACGACTCCTACGGAACGCATGCGGGAAACACCGGCATCCTCGCCGCCTCGTTGCGCCACGCTTTCATTGAGCAATACGAAGGAGACGTGCTGGGCAACTTCAGAACCGAACTGGCCGAGCAACTTCCGGTGGAGGTGGCTTCTGACCTACCGGAGATTCCCCCCTTCGGCGACCTGGACCTCTCCGCAGTGTTGGAGAGCAGCTATTTCTTTGCCTAATGCATACCACATTTGGGATTACTCCCGAACAAGGAACAATCTATGAGCATCAATTTCAACGCAACTCTCGGTACCTACGTCGCGCTGGACGCCTACGGCCAGGTTCTCGCGATCTACAGCCCACCCACTCACGGGACGGTCGAAGAGTTCCGCAACGAGATGGGCCGAGCCGAGTGATCGAGCCGCGTCTCCGCTCGCACGTACTGCACTCCCGAAGCGCGCACGCGGCTTCACGCGGCGCCTTCGCAGCCCTTAGCGGCGTGCAGATGGTCGAGCACCCCGCAGACCAGCTCATCGGCCTTGCCTGCGCTTTCCGATTCACCGCCGAGGAGTGCGGGTACGACCCGCTTTCCCTTTTGGCACTTACCGAACGCATGGAAGCGGACTGCCGCTTTCGTGAACTCAACACCCTGTTGGCCGTCCGCAAGTACGCCCAGGAAGAACTGGCGAAGAAGCTCCCATGACACGCGAAATCGAACGGCTGCTGGAACAGGCCGCCCTGGAAAACGAGCTGTATGGAGCGACTTTCGCCTCCACCGAAGCCCGCCTAATCGAAGCCGGCTACCTCCCCGAAGACTCAGAATTTTATGACCCAGAAGAAAGCGAATAAACGATACGTGTCCCCGCCCGGCACCGCCATCTGGCCGCGGCTGAATGCCCCTGACACCAAGTACAACGCAGACGGCGAATTTTCCGCCAAGCTCGCGATGGATGAATCAGATGCCGACACCCAGGCGTTCATCAAAAAGCTGACAGCCATCCGCGACGAAGCCTTCGAGCAGTTCAAGTCCGAAAACCCGAAGCACAAGAAAGCCGCACTGGCGGACTTCTTCGCATCGGAAACGGATGACGAGGGCGACGAGACCGGCCGGGTGACCTTCAACTTCAAGATGAAGCACAAGATCAAGGCGAAGAAGACCGGCAAGGTCTACACCATGGTCCCGACCATCGTGAACGCCAAGAAGGAAGTGCTGAAAAATCCGCCGAACATCGGTGGCGGCAGCATTCTCAAGGTGAGCTTCGAGGCCGTCCCCTACTTCGCGGCGGCGGACAAGAAGTTCGGCATTTCGCTGCGCATGGTCGGCGTCCAGATCATCAAGCTGGTCGAGTTCGGCGGCGCCAGCCGTGCAGCCGACGACTTCGATGAGGAGGACGGCGACGACATCGCTGACGGCGCAGATCGCCCGAGCGATGAAGACGACTCCGACGATTCGGATGACGATAGCGACGGAGATGATGGCGACGACGGCGACTACTAAGCCCTCGTCCAAGGTCACGAAAGGGGCGGCGTTGGCCGCCTCTTTCATTTTCCCAATAGACCCCGTTCCGGCTTCTCGCCCCCGCGTAACGCGCTGGGGCACGTACCACCTGAAGACCTACAAGACCTGGCTTGAAGCGGCAGGCAAGTACCTCAAGGGCCTATCCCACGTCGCAGGACAAGGCATCCGCCCGGATACGCCGCTGATCGTTGTCGCCGAGTTCGTCTGCCGAAAGCCCAAGACGACCAAGCTGTTGACGCCGAAGGGCGACATCGACAACTACCTGAAAGCCCCGCTGGACGCGATCACACACGCCGGCCTGTGGGGCGACGACAAGTGGATCACCACCGTCGTCGCAACTAAGCGATTCCAGGAACCCGGCGAAGAGCCGCACACCGCGTTGTCAGTGTACGAAGCTCCGCGCGAGAGCCTGTTCAATCAACTCACTCAGTTCATCCGGGGGATCTTCCGGTGCGACTGAAAAAGATGGCCAACCCTGACCAGCTGTTCGTAACCGCCTCAATGACGCGGCCGGACCACTCAGTCACTGGCGCCGAACTGGCGCGCATCCACCGCTCGCAGGGCTTCTCCAAGATTGCAGTCCACTACGTCATCGAGCGCGACGGAACCGTCTTCGACGGCCGCGATTTGGACGAGCCGGGCTGCTTGGCCGCGCGCGCAAACGACCGATCGATCCAGGCGTGCCTGGTCGGCGGTGTCGATGACGGCCTGACACCAACCAACAACTTTTCCAAGCAACAGCGAATGGCGCTGCGGCGAGTCGTGCGTAAGCACGGTTTTCCCGTGGTGTTCGACCGCGTGTGCCCACTACAGGAAATCTAGCAATGAAACTGTCCCGTCAAGCCAACCTGATCGTCGATCACCTCTACAACAACCAGCACATCACCTCGTGGCAGGCTGAGGGCGTCTACCGCGTCCGACGCCTGGCGTCGCGCATTACCGAACTGAATCGTGCCGGCTACGACATCCGCAAGGAGCGTTGCGAAGACGCGACGGGGCAGTCCTACACGCGCTACTCCTTCACCCGAGCGCAAAAGCGTCGAAGCACGCCGGTGCACCCGCAGACACCCGAGCAGCCGCGCTTTCTGCTGGATCGCCTGATCGACCTTTACCGCACCTACTGCGCGAAGGAACTGGGCCTGGGTGGCGATGACCTGGACACCGAGACCGAAGACTTCCGCCGCTTCCTCCAGGAGGCCAAGTAATGGAAAAGGTTCAATCCGCAATGCGCCTGGCCTTCGCAAACGCCACCAAAAGCGTGCCGAAGGAAGAACGCGAGCGTACCTACGCGATGGTCCGTTCGGCTTCCAACCGCCAACTGGGCGTGACCCACCGCAAGACCATGTGGTCGGTCGAGCGTGTCAGCCGACGCTGAGTCTCAGTTCGTCGCCAAAGAGCCGTGCCCCAAGTGTGGTAGTCGCGACAACCTCGCGCGCTACGACGACGGGCACGGCTTCTGCTTCGGGTGCTCCCACTATGAGCCGGCAGATGGTGACGCCACACGCACGCAATCAAGGCCCCGCATGTCCGACGACTTTGCTCAGGGCGAAGCATCCGCCCTGGCCGCTCGCGGTCTGCAGGAAGAAACCTGTCGCAAGTTCTCCTATTGGGTAGGAAAGAACAAAGACGGCAAAACCTGCCAGATCGCCAACTACCGCCGCGACGGTCGCACCGTCGCTCAAAAACTCCGATTCAAAGATAAGAAGTTCGCCTTCCTAGGCGACACCAAGGAAGCAGGACTGTTCGGCCAGCACCTCTGGCAACCCACGCGGCGATTAGTCATCACCGAAGGTGAAATCGACTGCCTTAGCGTGGCGCAAGTTCTCGGCCTGAAGTGGCCCGTAGTGTCAGTCCCGAACGGTGCGCAGGGCGCAGCCAAGGCCATCAAGCGTGAGCTGGAGTGGGTCGAAAAGTTCGACGAAGTGGTCATCATGTTCGACATGGATGAGCCAGGCCAGACAGCCGCTCAGGAGGTCGCTGGAATCCTTTCGCCGGGCAAGGCACGCATCGCGCAGCTGCCGCTGAAAGATCCCAACGCGATGCTCCAAGCGGGCAACGGCGAAGCCATCGTCTCGTGCATCTACGAAGCTCAGACAGTTCGTCCAGACGGCATCGTGACCTTCGGCTCAGTACGCGAAAAAGCGCTGGCGCCAGTGGTCGTAGGGATGCCTTGGCCGTGGCCTGACCTGACCGACTACACGCTTGGACGACGCTACGGCGAAATCTATGGCCTGGGCGCAGGCACGGGCATGGGCAAGTCCGATGTGTTCGACGAAATCATCGTGTTCACGGCGACCACCTGCAACGAGAAGTGCGGCGTCCTCAAGCTGGAACAGCCACCCGCGGAAACTGCAAAGCGCCTGGCTGGCAAGTACGCATCCCGCCGTTTCCATGTGCCCGACGCAGGCTGGACACAGCAGGAATTAGAAGACGCGTTCGACATCCTGGACAGCACCGGCAACGTCGTTCTTTACGACCACTTCGGCACCACCGACTGGGATGTCATCGCCTCCAAGATGCGGCACATGGCAGTTGCAGATGGCGTCAAACATATCTTCCTAGACCATCTGACGGCGCTCGCGGCCGACGCTGAGGACGAGAAGAAAGTGTTGGAACAGGTGATGGCTGCACTCGCCAAGTTGGCGATGGAGCTGAGCGTCTGCATCTACTTCATCTCGCACCTTACGACTCCCGAGAAGGGATCGCCCCACGAGGAAGGCGGGCGCGTGACCATCCGCCAGTTCAAGGGCAGTCGCGCTATTGGCTTCTGGTCGCACTTCATGTTCGGTCTGGAGCGCGATCAACAGGCGGCAGACATCTCCGTACGCACCACAACGACTCTCCGCGTGCTCAAGGACCGCTACACCGGTCAAGCCGCGGGCAAGTGCATCTACCTCCGCTACGACGAGCAAACCGGGCGACTCGTGCCGTGCGCAGATCCCTACGCGGACAGCGATGACGAGAGCTACGACGAAACACCGGGCGGCTATTGAGCCGCATCCCATCTCATCCAAGGAACATCCGCATGACCCTCAAGACCACACTGCTGGCAATCCACGCCTTCCTGACTCCGGCCCCGAGCGTTGACGCCATCTGCGCTGACCTGGATCGCACCCTGGGGAAACTGGACGCAGCCGAAGGAAAGTTGCGCGACCGCGCTGCAATCGCCGAAGCAAAGGCTGCCAAGTTGGTACAGGAAGCCGTCGGCCACCGCTCGCGCGCCTTGCGTGCCGGTCGGATCGCCGGTCGTATCAAGGCCATCATCGAATGAGCTACGGCGCCTACATCAAGGGCATCTTTCTGGACATGCCGGCCGCCGCGCGCATCGTCTCCATCCTCGGTGGCGGCGCCCTGCGCTCGTTCTATGACGGCACTGCCGCCAAAGACTACGACTTGTTCTTCCGTTCCTATCAGGACTACCTCGTTGCCTTGGCTGCGTTCGCGGAGCAGGGCAACCGGTACAGGGAGCTGGCAGCGCCCAACGGCACCTCTCAGTTTCACGACCTGAGCACCGGCCGTCTCTTCAACTTGGTCGGCTTCCACTTCGACACGCCGCACGGCCATCGGGATGCATTCGATTTCCGCTGCTGCATGTTCGTGGCGTGGCTGGAATTCAACCTTCCGACCACCTCAGCGCACCCCGATGCTGCTGCAGACGCCGCGGCGAAGCGTCTCGTTGTGATGAACAACAACGGCGACGAACGTACTTATGCTCGGATGCACCGCTACCGGGACTACGGCTACCGCCTCGACTTGGGTCTTGGTGAGGAACTCATCAAGCAGCCGGGTGACGTTCCCTTGCCAAGTTTCGAGCGCGTCAAGCAGATCCTCAAAAGCTACCCCAAGGCAGCACGAGGAGTAGGCTCCGATGGCCTGGCTCGTCTTTGACATTGAGACCGACGGCCTACTCGACGAACTGACCACTATTCACTGCATCTCCCTCCAGGAAGTAACTCCGGAGGGAGTACCTGTGAGTGCTGTGCTCTCAGCCAACCGCGTGAATGGGGAGCTGACCATCGAGCAGGCCTTGGAAATGCTTCAGGGCGCGGATGCCGTGGTCGGCCACAACATCGTCAACTTCGACGTGCCTGCCATCCGCAAGCTGTACCCGAAGTTCAAGATCAAGCGCGCACTGGACACGATGTTGCTGTCCACACTTCTGTGGCCTGACCTCCGCGACCGCGACTTCAACTTCGCCAAGAAGAACCCCGGCAAGTTGCCCGGCCAGTTCATCGGCCGGCATTCGCTGGAGTCTTGGGGCTACCGCTTGGGCGAATGGAAGGGCGACTACTCCGCCGCGATGAAGGCCAAGGGCCTCGACCCGTGGGCTGAGTGGAATCAGGAGATGGACGACTACTGCGACCAGGACGTACGCGTCACGCAGAAGCTCTTCGCCCTCCAGATGACCAAGGGCCTGTCGCAAGAAGCGATTGACCTGGAGCACGGCATCGCACCCATCCTCCAGCGTCAAACCGCCTATGGCTTCCTGTTCGATCAGAAGAAGGCCGACAAGTTACAGCGCGAATTCATGGTCACAAAGGCCAGGCTCACAGACGAGCTGACCCGCGTGTTTCAGCCCTGGCGCGAGAGCCTCGGCATGTTCGTCCCGAAGGTCCACAACGCCAAGCTCGGCTACGTCAAAGGAGTACCGCACGAAAAGTTTAAGTCCTACGTCTTCAATGCCGGCTCTCGCGATCACATCGCAAAGCGGCTGAAGGCCCTGCACGGGTGGAAGCCCGCTGTGTTCACGCCGGAGGGTCGCCCAAAGATCGACGAAGAGACCCTTGCGCACCTCAAGTACCCCGAAATTCCCATGCTATTGCGCTACCTGACGGTGGCGAAGCGCGCCGGGCAACTTTCCGAACCTCCGCCGAAGCTCAAGAAGGACGGCACCCCAAGCAAGTCGAAGAAGAAATCCGAAGCCTGGATCACTCAGGTCAAGAAGGATGGACGCATCCACGGGCGGGTGAATCAGAACGCAGCGGTCACCGGGCGCATGACGCACTCGGGGCCGAACATGGCACAGGTCCCCAAGGTCCAGAAGTGCAAGGAGGGGATTCTCTTCGGCGAGGCAGGTGGCTGGGGCTATGAGTGCCGCGAGCTGTTCACCGTGCCCAAGGGCAAGAAGCTGGTGGGCGCCGACGCCTCGGGCCTGGAGCTGCGCTGCCTGGCGCACTTCATGGCCGCCTTCGACGGCGGCGCCTACGCGACCGTACTGCTGGAAGGCGACATCCACGCCGAGAACCAGAACGCAGCCGGCCTGCCGTCGCGCGACAACGCGAAGACCTTCATCTACGCCTTCCTCTATGGGGCCGGCGACGAGAAGATCGGGTCGATCATCGGGAAGGGCCGCAAACACGGCAAGGCGCTTAAAGAGAAGTTCCTCCAGGGTCTTCCAGCGCTCGCCAAACTGGTCAAGGGCGTCAAGAAGCGCGCCAAGGCGAAGGGCTATCTCATCGGCCTGGACGGTCGGAAGCTGCACATCCGCAGCGACCACGCTGCACTCAACACGCTCCTGCAGTCCGCAGGCGCGCTGGTCATGAAGAAGGGACTGCACATCCTGGACGTGCGCCTGCAGGAAGCCGGCCTTGCGCCGGGAGTGAACTACGAGTTCGTCGGCAACATCCACGACGAGTGGCAGATTGAGGTGGACGAGGAACATGCCGAGTTCGTCGGACGGTCAGCGGTCGCTTCGATCCGTGCGGCAGGCGATTACTTCGGCTTTCGCTGCCCACTCGATGGCGAATACAAGATCGGCAACAACTGGGCTGAAACACACTGACCAAAGCTCGCACCTCCGATCCGGCAGGTGTGCTCCTTCGCAGCGCCCGTAGGCGGGCACAGAAGCGCGGCCTCCCGTTCGACCTGGAAAGGGACGACATACGGATTCCGAGCTTTTGTCCCGCCCTGGGCATTCCGCTGTTCCGCTCTGTCGGACTGAAGGCGCAGGGGCCGAACTCCCCAACCTTGGATCGCATAACGCCCGAGCTGGGCTATGTGCGCGGCAACGTCCGCGTCATCTCCAGCCGCGCCAACCAAATCAAATCCGACGCCACCCCAGCAGAGCTGCTGCAGGTGGCCTGTTTCTATCAGGAGCATCAATGAGCACCGACAAAAATCGCGAGTTCTGGTTGTCCTCTATCCAGTCCCTGGAAAACGACCTGGCGCAGGCGCGCGCCCGCCTTGCCGAGTACGACGAGGCGCCTGAGCGGTTCCAGTTCGACACCGTGGAAGACGCTTCTGGCGTACTGGGCGATGTCCTGTGGTCCCGCGCTCACGCGGACTGCGAAGGTTCGTACAACTGCGGCGACGATGAGTACCGTCAGGAGTGCTACGTGCAGGGCGTCAAGCACGTCGCCATCTTCACGGCCGACTACAACCGTCACGACAAGACCTACTACTACATCGACTTCTGGAATTGCCGGGTCGAAGTGGTGTGACCCCCAAGCAAATCCTCCAGACCTTCGCCGCATTGGTTGTCCTCGCCGCACTCGGCGCGGGCGGCTATGCCGCCTGGTCCTATCGCTCCATGACAGAGCGCGTCACGTCGCTGGAAGCAACGGCGCGTGACTACGAAGACCTCAAGAAATCCGTGGCGACCCTCCAGCAGGAGGCCGTTCGCCGTGCCTCTTTCGACAAAGCAATCCGGGACTTGCGCGCCGAGCGCAACCGTTCCGTGGAGACCGCCGCAAATGAAAACCCTGTTGTTGCTGGCTATCTGCACCAGCGCATTCCTGACGAGCTGCGCAACGCGCACTTCGCTGATCGAACAGTACCTTCAGCCGTGTCAGGTCGAGGGCAAGCACAGCTCCCTTGACGCGGTGATGGCCGACCCGGCTTCCGAGACATACGACCTCTACCACTTCGGCGGCAACGCCCAGGACGCCCTTGCGCGCTGCAACGCCGACAAGGAATCCATCAAGCGCCTTCAGGAGGGCATGCGATGAACATCAACGCAATCCAGCAAGACGGCACGCTCCTCCGTGCGTTCACCGAGATGGTCCGAAAGAACCTGGAAGCGGAGCTGCTGGAGCAGATCAAGCCCGCACTGCGCATGGCGGTGGACCGAGCCGTCGGGGAGCTGGAGCCGTCCATCCGCACTTATTACGACCTCGCAGCCGACCAGCTGCTTATCAAAGTCACGCACAAGGAGCTGCCGCGATGAGCCTAACCCCAATGCCGCGCTGGTCGAAGGACACCGAAGTGTTCGTCCGGCCGTCGCATTTCCACGCCGGTACCGGTGTCGTCGAAATCCACACGCGCTACAAGGACCTCAACAACGTCCAGCACGCACCCGTCGAGCACATCGCCGAGGCAACCGAGGCTGCGCTGCGCGAGCTGGCCTATGAAGTAGGGCGCCGGGCGGTGTTCGCATGAAGCGCCTACTGATACTCGCCGTTCTCGCCCTCACGTTGGCCGGCTGCGACACCGACTTCCGCCCGCGCGAACCACGGGCCGATTACGGCTCGTGCCTGAGCGGCCACAACGAGACCAGCACGATGCTCACTGGCGGCGGCGTGGGTGCCTACATGGGTGGCGTCCCGCTGGGGAGCGGTATGCACATCGTCACCACGACGAGCTACGTCTGCGACAGGCATGAGTACCCCAATGGCGACAGCCCGTCCTACTTCGCGGCCTACGACCAATACCTCGTGGACCTGGCGGCGTGGCACAAGCGGCCCCCCGAGAAAACACCTTGAAGAAGCGCCAGCGACCCGTCCTGCTGATCGACGCGGACGTGCTGCGGTACTACATGGCCTTCAAGAACACCAAGTCCATCGACTGGGATGGCGACGGCGACACCATGGAGGTGTACCAGCCGGAAAAGGCGAAGGTCGAGGTGGCGGAGTACATCGCGGAGCTGGTCGAGAAGTTCGACGCCGCCGACTTTGTGCTCCCTCTGTCCTGCCCGGAGCACAACTTCCGAAAGGACTTGGAGCCGACGTACAAGCAGGCACGTCACGAGAAGCCGAAGCCTGCGCTGTGGTACGCCCTGGACGAATTCATCCACGCGGAGTACGCCGACAAGATCATCAAGCGGCACTCGCTAGAAGGCGACGACATCCTCGGAACACTAGCCACGCATCCAGAACCTAGGCGGTGCCCTGGGCCGCGCATCGTTGTGTCTATTGACAAGGATCTTCAGACGATCCCCTGCCGGCTATACAACCCCAACAAGCCGGACCTCGGCGTGCGGACCATCGACCGCTACGACGCCGACCTGTTCTGGATGAAGCAAGCCCTGATGGGCGACTCCACCGACAACTACACCGGGTGCCCCGGCATCGGCGCCAAGCGCGCTGACGAAGCCCTGATGCCCGTCCACGAAGCGTACCGCGACAGCTCCCCCGAGGAGCACTTAGCGGCTCTTTGGAAGGCCGTGGTGGATGTCTACGAGAAGAAGGGACTGACGGCGAACGACGCCCTCATCCAAGCACGTCTGGCGCGAATCCTCCGCCACGGCGACCTCAACTACAAAACGAACAAGGTGAATCTTTGGAAACCGTAATGCTATTTCTGACCATCGTTGCGTGGTTCGGCGTGGCCTACTTCACGCTGGGCTGGACTGTGTTTTGGGCCTTCGTCGCTCTTGGCCTCGGGCGGCAGGTGAAAGTAAAGCTGTTCAACATCCTCGCACCCGCCATGTGCTGGTGCTGGCTGATTGCTGGATGGGTTTCTTGAACCAGATGCCTCTGTTCCCGGTAGGCGGTCCGATGAAGATTGTCGGCATCTCCGGCAAGGCTGGCTCTGGCAAGGACACCCTCGCCGGTTTTCTTGTCGACCATCAAGGCTTCGTCCGTATCGCGCTAGCCGAACCATTGCGCCGCTTTGTGTCGGACATCACCGGCCTGAGCATGGAGGAGCTGACCGCAGGCCCCCTGAAAGAAGCACCGCTCGACTGGCTGGGTGGTACTTCCCCCCGCCGCCTCATGCAGACCATCGGCACCGAATGGGGTCGAGACATGATCGACGAGAGCCTTTGGCTCAAAGTCGCCGCCCGCCGTGTCGAGGAGGCCCGCGCTTTCGGTGCTGCTGGTGTCGTCATTCCTGACGTACGTTTCGAGAACGAAGCGATGCTGGTGCGAGAATTGGGCGGCAGCGTGGTCGTCGTGGATCGACCGGGCGTCGCCTCAGTCGCAGACCATGCAAGTGAACGCCCCCTGCCCTCCGGGCTGGTGGACCACACCGTGGTCAATAGCGGGACGCTGGCGCAGCTTCGAGCGGCTGCGCAGGAATTGGCGAATTAGTCGGGCCTCTAGAGGGAAAACCCACGGTTTTCCCCTTTCTAGATCCACTCTAAGTTCACCTAAAGAATCATGAACATTCCCCTGACCGCCGATGAGCTGATCGACGAGCTGGCGCGCATCTACCCCGAGGTCATTTATGACCCTGATCAGGACCGAGAGGAGTTTCTCCTCAAGTCCGGTGAGCGTCGCCTGGTGCTTCGACTTCTGGTCGCCCGCGAGCAGGAACGCGAAGAGTCCCGAGGAGGCCACCACTAATGTGCAGCTCCAAACCCAAGACTCCGAAGACGGAAACACCGGACATTCTGGTCACCGCACGTGATGGCTCCGGCCAGTCTCAATCAGCCCAGGCCAGAAAGAAGTCCGGCCTACGCACCGACATGAACTCGCCGCTCTACCAAGGACTGACCATTCCGCGTGGCTGATGCCAGCAAGACCCTCGTATCCGCCAAGGAACGCTACGACGAGCTGAAGCCCAACCGAAACAGTGCCGAGACCCGCGCCAAGGCGTGCACCAAGGTCACCATCCCCTCACTGTTCGTCGACCCAAAGCAGAAGTCACAGACTTTCACCACCCCCGTACAGGGCACAGGCGCTCGCTGCGCGAATGCAATCGCCAATGCACTTCTGCTGGCGGTGCTGCCACCAAACATCACCCCCTTCACCCTGAAGCCCGACCTGTCCGAATCGGACAAGCTCATGCAGGAAGCAGGTATCCAGAAGGGCGAACTTGAGACGGCACTTTCGGAAATCGAACGTGCCGTCATGGATGAAATCGAGGCCGGCGCCCAGCTGCGTTCTGTCCTGGCTGAGGGCTTCAAGCACTCCGCCGCAGCCGGCAACTGGCTGCTATACGTACCGGATCAAGGGCCAGGCAAGCTCTACCCACTGACCTCTTACGTCGCTGACCGCGACGGCCTGGGCAACGTGCTGGAGATTGTCACCCTCGACCTCATCGCAATCCAGATGCTTCCCCAAGAGGCACGAGACGCAATCCTGGCGAAGGTCTCCGAGTCCGAACGGCTGAAGAAGCTGGCAGAAGACACCGAGCTTTACACCCGCGTGTACCGCGACGAGAACAACGAGAACTGGCTGTGCTACCAAGAGGTCGAAGGGGTAATCATCTCCGGGACCGAGGGCAGCTATCCAATCGATGCTCCGCCGTGGATTCCCGTTTCGATCCCTCGACCCACCAGCGAGGACTATGGCCGCGGCCTGATCGAGGATTACCGAGGCGAGTTCGAGACTCTTGAGGCGCTCCGAAAGGCGCTCCGAAAGGGCGCTGCTGCTGCCGCGAAGATCCTCTGGCTGTTGAAGCCAACCTCGGCGATGAAGCCGGACCAGCTGACCAAGGCTGAGTCTGGAGCCTTCATCCGCGGCGACAAGAACGATATTTCCTCCCTCACTCTGGACAAGTTCCAGGACCTCTCGTTCGTCAAGAGCGAGGCCGACACCACCGCCCGTAATCTGGAGCTGGTCTTCGGCGTCGGCACTGCGATTCAGCGCAGCGGCGACCGGGTCACCAGAGAGGAAATCCAGTACCTCGCTCGTGTCCTTGAGGACAACCGCGCCGGCCTTTATTCCGTGCTCGGCCCCGAGCTGATGGTTCCACTCATCCGCCGCATCCTTTTCCGTCTGCAGCAGAACGGGGCAATCCCGGAGCTGCCGGAAGGCCTCATCAAACCCCGCATCACCGTGGGCGTCGCAGCTCTGGGCCGCGGCCATGACTTCGAGAAGCTAGTGCGCTTCGGTGAGACCGCCAAGAGCGTCATGGGCGAGCAAGAAGCCGGCCGACGCATCGACTGGGGCGAGTGGCTGTCCCGACTGGGCGCCGCATCCGACATCACCACAAAGGGCCTGGTGCTCGACCCAGAAGCGGTCCAGCAAAACGATCAGACCTCCGCAATGAACCAAGCCGCTGTCCGCGCCGCACCGAACTTGGTGAACGCAGCGATGACAGGCGGCTCACCAATCCAGGAATGACCATGGCAAAAGCCGCAACTCCCGCCGACGAGGCAACCACACTCACACCAGCGCCGCGGGCTGAAGCCGTGGCCGACAAGACGTATCCGCGCGTGACCAAGAAGGGCGACGTGACGATCACTGAATATGGCGATGGCACCACCCATTACAACGCATCGGGCACGACCAAGTGACCGAACAGACCACCGAGACCCAGCCGGCCCCGGTCGTCGTTGAGGGCACCGAAGGTCAGCAGACCGAACGCCTGTATGGCGGCAAGTACAAAACGGTCGAAGAGCTGGAGGCTGCCTATGCGGCTGCCGCAACTCCGGCTGACCCCGCCGGCAACGTTGGCCTGAAGGCAACGAAAGAAGCCGCGACAGTGGAAGGCGAAGGCACGGATGGCGATGCCAACGAAGCCAATGCAGCCGACGCACTAAAGGCCGCTGGCCTCGACCAGACCGTGTTCACTCAGGAGTTTGCCGAGACCGGCACCATCTCCGAAGAGAGCTTCAAGTCGCTGGAAAAGGCTGGTTTTCCGAAAGAGCTGGTGGGCGTGTATCTGGAGGGCCTCAAGGCCCGCCAATCCACTTACGAGGCTGGAATCTTCGCTCCGGCAGGCGGCAAAGACGGCTACGCGAAGCTCCTGGAGTGGGCCGGCAAGAACCTGGAGGACGCCGACATCGACGCCTTCAATGCCGCTGTTACCTCCGGCGACGCCGCACGTGCCAAGTTGGCTGTCGCTGGCCTGGCCGCGCAAGCAAAGACCTCCGCTCCGGCTGTTCTGATTAACGGCAAGGCCTCCCCTGCCCCAGGCGTGCAGCCGTATGCCTCGCGCGCAGAGGTACAGGAAGCGATCCGCAATCCGAAGTATCGCTCCGACCCTGCGTACCGCGAGCGACATATGGCGCGCCTGCGCGCCTCCGACGTGTACTGAGTCAACCCTTTCTCAATCAATCCAGCCTCGCCTGTTCCCAGGTGAAGCGTACCCGCACCCCAAGGAAACAAAATGGCAGATTCCAATCCCAGCCGCATCGGTCAGATCAACAAGCAGGGCGATGCCTGGGCGCTGTTCATGCAGAATTACATGGCCGAGGTCGATACCTCGTTCATCGAAAACTACAAGCTGGAAGGCCGCGTTATGACGCGCACGATTTCCTCCGGCAAGTCCGCATCGTTTCCGGCAATCGGCAAAGTCGGCTCGCGTTACCACGTCCCCGGCACCGACATCCTGGGCCAGACCGTGGACCACAACGAGCGCATTCTGACGCTCGACCCGATGCTTATCTCGGATGTTTTCATTGCGAACATCGACGAGGCGATGAACCACTTCGACGTGCGCGGCGAGTACACCCGCCTGCAGGGCGCCGAGCTGGCTCTGCAACGCATGAAGAACGAACTGCGTTGCGCCATCCGTGCAGCCCGCATCACTAAGTCGGTGGTGGACGGTCAGCCGGGCGGCCTGCGCATCGTGAATGCCGCGATGCTGACCGACCCGGTTGTGATCGCCAAGGCGTTCCGCGCCGCGCGCCAGAACTTCGACGAAAAAGGCATCTCGGAGAATCCGCAGGAGTTCACGGGCGCCCTGCGTCCGGCTCAGTATTACCTGCTGACCGAGAACAAGGACCTGATCGACCGCGACATCAACACCGAGTCGAAGGGCAGCTACAACGAAGCTGTCATCTCGTCCATCGCCCGCATCCCGCTGCTGAAGGTCAACGCCCTGCCGGGTACCGACGAGTCGGCCGATGCGACCCTGCAGGCCAAGTACCGCGGTGACTACAGCGGCACGGCCGGCGTCATCTTCCACCGCTCTGCGGTTGGCACCCTGCAGCTGCTGGGCCTGTCCGTCGAGGACGTGTACCAGGGCAACAAGCAGGGCACCCTGATGCTGTCCAAGTATGCGCTGGGCCACGGCGAGCTGCGTGGCGACGGTGCCGTCGAGCTGGGCATCAAGTAATCAACACCCGCACCTCTCCAAGCGTAGCCGTCCCTAGCGGAAGCCGACCACGGAGAGGTGGGGTTCTCTCCCGACCGGAGGTCTCTTAACGGGGACCTCCGGTTTTTTTTCGGCCACTTCAAGAGAACCGCATGGACCTGACTCCGACCACTGAGCTTGAGGCCGTCAACGAGATGCTCGCCGTGATCGGCGAACAGCCCGTAAGCGCCCTGGAAGCGGTCGGCAACACCGACGTTGCCATTGCCATTCGCACCCTTCGCGGCGTATCGCGCGAGGTGCAGACCGCCACCTGGTGGTTCAACACCGACGAGAGCTACACGTTTGTCCTTAACGCAGAGAACCGTGCCCCGCTCCCCAACCTCATTCTGAGCATTCGGCCCTTGGGCCGTGGCTCCTCCCGGATCACCCACCGCAACGGCTTCCTCTACGACCTGACCAACGCCACCGACGTGTTCGCCGAAGACGCGGCACCGTCCGCTAAGGTGGTCTGGTTCGTGGACTTCGAGCTGCTACCAGAGACTGTCCGCCGCTACATCGCCATTCGTGCGGCCCGCATCTTCCAAAAGAACGTGCTGGGCAGCGAGTCACTCAACGGTTTCACCGAGGACCACGAAGGCGCCGCGCTGGCGCTGCTGATCGATGAGTCCCATGACTTTGAGTTCGCTGCCGGCGCCAACTTTCTCAACGACGATCCCGACACTTCCGCCATCGCGAACCGCACTTGAGTCTGGAAACTGGCAGCTATCCGTCCTTCTTGGGCGGTGTCTCACAGCAGGACGCATCCGTCCGCAACGCAACGCAAGTCACCGACGCTCACAACACCTGGCTGCATTCTGCCATGGGCACTGGCAAGCGCCCTGCGGCGCAGTTCGTCAAAGTGCTGGGCAACGATATCGCGCCACACGCGCACTTTCATTCCATCGTCCGCGATTCCGTCGAGCACTATCTGGTGGTTGTCGAGAGCGGCAAGGTACGCGTGTTCAACCACGAGAATGGCTACGAGTACGACGTACTGATGGCCGAAGGCTCGGCCGCGTACCTGGCAACCGGCAAGCAGCCTTGGTCAGTGTTCCGCACCTGCACACAGTCGGACACCACGTTCATCGTGAACACTCAGGTGACGACCAAGATGAGCACCGAAAGAGCGCCTGGTCGCATTACCGGATCGGTGCAGACCTTCACTGATCTGCCGAAGCCCGACAAGAACGTAGCGGTGCCTTCCGGTGCCATCTACGAAGTGCTCGGTGCCAGCGGAAACAAGTACGACAATTTCGTGGTCCAACGCGCCGGCAAGGGCGTGTGGCAGGAGATTGCCCGGCCTGGTGCTTACAACACGTTTGACAAGACCACGATGCCGCATCTACTGAAGCGCGTGGTTGATCCGATTCACGGCGACGGCCTGTTCTTCAGCTTCGGCCCCATGGACTGGGATAAGCGCCTCGCTGGCGACGACACCACCATTGGTCCGCCCAGCTTCATCGACGAGAAGATCCGCGACGTGTTCTTTCATCGGGGCCGCCTTGGCCTGATGTCCACCGAGAACACGTGTCTCTCCGAAATCGACCATCCGTTCAACTTCTGGCGCACTACGACACAGCAGCTTCTCGACTCCGACGTGATCGACTTCGCGGTCCAATCGCGAGGCGTCGCTCAGCTGCAGTTTGGCGTCCCGTTCCAGTCGTCGCTCCTGATGTTCGGCGACCGTGCCAACTTCCAGATGACCGCAGATCCAATGCTGACTCCGAAGACCCCAAAGGTGGACGAGCTGGTCAACTACGAGTGCTCCCTCTACGTCCGCCCGGTTCTGTTGGGCGACACCTTGTACTTCGCTTCCGACTCAGGGGCCTTCTCCGTCCTCCGCGAATACTTCGTTGACGACGTGTCGATTACCGGCGACGCCGCTGACGTGACCGCGCATGTGCCTCGATTGATCCCCGGCAAGCTCCGCGCAATGACTGCGGTTCCGGGAGCAGACGCGTTGGTGGTGGCCCCAGTCGATTCCCCTTCGCAGCTTTACACGTACTTCGTACGGTGGGCCGGCAACGAGAAGTCGCAATCCTCCTGGACACGGTGGGACCTTTCCGGCATCGGCCGCGTGGTCCACCTGCACTCCACTTCCGACGACCTGTACGTCACTGCCGAATCTCCGGCAGGCGGCGTTGAGTTGCTGAAGCTGAGCCTCTCGTTGGTTGCAGCGGAGGGTGACTTCACCAAGGACTACTCGTTCCTACTGGACCGCCTGGTAGTGGTGCAGCCGGACTATTACGCGTTCGGCAATTACACCGATATCAACCTCCCGTACACGCTCGCCCGCTTGGACGGCCTGGTCATCGGTAAAACCGACGACTGGGCGTCTCCAGGCGAGCTGTTGGACCTGACGGGCGCAACGCTCATCAACGGCGGCATGGGCATCCGATTCCAAGGCAACTTGGCCGCAGGGCGCCTGGCAGTTGGTGTGAGCTATGACTCCTCAGTCGAGCTGACCCGCGCCTACCTCCGCGACCAGCGGAACAACTCGATCCTCGTCGGCCGCCTCCAGGTTCGTGACATCACTGTCGCTTACAAGGATGCCGCCTACTTCGAGGTAGAGGTCATTACCCGCGGCCGCGAGAGCGACCCGCAGGCGTACCTAGCATCCCACGCAGGACTGTTCACGGCCCGCACGCTGGGCGACGAAGTGTTCCGCCTGGGCAGCCCCAATTTCCACTCCGGCGAGCGCCGATTCCCCGTACAAGCCCGCGCCGACAACTGCCGGATCGTCATTCGCAATCGCCTGCCGTTCCAATGCTGGTTCCAGTCTGCGCAGTACCGCGCGCTCTTCTCTTCAAGGAGTTCCGTTTGACCGTTCTCGAATATCGTCCGCCCAGCTCGGGGGACATCCTGAGCGTGGCCGCGCGTATGCGGGACGCCGACGTTTTGGAAGTCGCTGCTGCAAGCGGCGACTCCCCGCTCGAAGCTCTCCTGAAGTCCTGCAACGACGCCGATGCGGTGTTCTGCATCGTCCTTGACGGGCACCCCGAGGGCATCTTCGGGGTCTCCTACGCAGGTGGCCTGGGAGCAACCGTATGGCTCTTGGGGACCGATGCCCTGGCAAATATCCCGCGTTTGATGGTGACCGAGACACGTCGCATCACCGATGACTGGCGCGACAGATTCTCCGTCCTGCACAACTTCGTGGACGACAGCAACGAGGTATCCAAGCGATGGCTGGCCGCCGTCGGTTTCAGTTTCTCGGAACCGGTCCCCTATGGCCCCTCGCAGGTGCCGTTCCGCTACTTCTACAAGATCGGCCATGTGTGACGGCGGTGTTTTCTCCGTGCCGATCGCCATGGCAGTCATCGGAGCTGGCACCGCCGTATACCAGGGCAAGCAACAAGCCAAAGCCATCGGCGAGCAGATGCAAGCCGAGCAGAACCAGATCGACGCGAAGGCGCAGGTGGACACCCTGCAACGCATGGCTGAAGCACGGTCACTCCGTGCAACGGCGCGGGCATCGGCAGCAGAAGCAGCCATCGGCGGCAACTCCCTGCAGGCAATCGACAACGACATCATGGCCCAGGCAGGCCGCGACGTGGCGATGATCGAGGGCAACCGTGAGCGAGGCGTCGCCGCATCTTCCGCAGATGCCGCAGCGCGTACGCGAGTCGCCAACGCCGAGATGGTAGGCGGCGTAATCAATACAGCCGCCAGCGGCGCCACCAGCGCCTACAGCAACTATCAGATCAAGAAGCGAGGCGACACCAATGGCAAGGGTTAATGAGCGCGGCATTCAGCGCCGTGCCGTGATCGAGTCGCGGCAATCTGCACCCGAGCAGTACCGCATCCAGGTCAGCGGCGCAGCCGCACAAAGCTACTCTGCGGTCTCCAATATCTCCGCAGGCGTCCTCGGGCGCCTGTCGGCTGCGGCCAGTGGCATTCAGCAGGACCGGCAGTTCCGCCAGAACGGCGAGGACACCCTTCAGGGTCAGCAGCAACGCACTCAAGAATCCGTCGAAGGCCAGGCCGCGCAGTCGGAAGATGCACTCACATCTTTCACTCCGGCCTTCCGCCGCGGCTACTTCGTGACCGAGGCGTCAAACAAGATCAACGACGCCAAGCGGGGCCTGATCGCGCGCGTCGCTGCGATGGACGTGGGTGAAGACCCGCAGGCGATCATCCAGGAAACCCTGGGTGGTCTGATGCAACAGAAGGAGTTCCAAGACCCGCAAGTCATGGCACAGGTGCAGCCAGCCATCCAGCAGCTCCGCCAGCAGGCACTCGATGTCCACTCAAAGGCCGAAACAGCTGAACTGCTGGAGCGGCAGGCGGAGAACGTCGGTGCCATGCTGCGAACTGCAGCCCTCGACGGCTCACTGCTGCAACCCGGCGCCATGGAGAGATTCGCCAAGGCCCTCGATACCGAGGACTTCGCCTACGTCACCCGCAACGAATTTTACGACCAGGCCGCAGGGCAGATCGTGGATGTCCTGGCGACTGGCGAGGGCAATATCAAGGCGCTCTCCGAGTTTGCGCAGAAGACCACCGACGAGAACGGTACATCCCTATGGGACCGCAAGCACGGAGAGGGTACGTGGGGTGACACTTTCACACAGGCCGCTCGCGCTGGCGCGGCAGTCCAGCAACGGGTGATCGAGGAACGGCAGGCGTCCGTTCAAGCCGAGAAAGAAGTTGGGTGGCAGGACCAAGCCTACGTTGGGCGCATGACCGAAGCGAGCATCAATGCCAATGCGGATGCGCTTGGCCTGTCCGGCAAGGACCGCCACACGTTCGTCCGCCATTGGTACGACCAGAACCAAGCCGGCATCCGCCGGATGGAACAGGAAGCCAAGGAGGCGGCACGCCACAAGGAAACCATTCAAGTTCTTACAGCGGGGCAAGGACTCACGCTTGAGACCCACCAGCTGCAGAAGGCGTTCTCGAAGGAGTGGACGGATGCGGTCAAGGCTGGCAACAAGCAGGCGATGGGTACCGCCCTGGCCCGTGCTACGAGAGCCGGCGTAGTCATCCCCGCTGTGCAGGACCTCATTGGCCGCACCACTTCAACGAACCTGACGCAGAACTACGCCACCTACAAGGCTATCGCCGACATCGACCCTATTACCGCCATGCGGTACGTGTCGGAAGACAACGCGATCCTCATGAACGAATACCATGAAAACCGAACGACATTCGGCATGAGCGAGCAAGAGGCACTTCAGCAGGTCACACGTCCTGAGCAGAAAGCAGTCCGTGCTGAGGTCTCCGCGCGAATTGGCCGAGCTGCTACCGCGTACTTCAAGAAGATGGATGAGATGCCTGACGGCTCGCCTATGCCGCCGTGGCTGCATGATCGTGTCCAGCGTGAGGCGACTCGACTAGCAGTTCGCAACCCTATGGCCCCACCGGACGCCGCCGTCGCCACAGCATTCAAACGCGTTCAAGGCGACTTGGCGAACGTCAACGGTCGCTGGGTGGCCCGCGGGGGAATGCGGACAGGAGCGGAATCGGGCGTAACGGAGTTTGTCAGGCGCGCGGCGGCAGATGCTGAGAAATCCGGGGCAATCCCGAAGGGAACAGCAAGCGGAGTCTTTGCTGCACCTACAGAAGATGACCCAAACGTGTTCATTCTCCACAGCCGCGACGGCTTCCCCATTTATGGAAAGGCCAGCGACGGTACTCAGCGCCCTGTGCTGTTTGATCCCAACAAAACTGCTGCTGGCGTCAATCAGTGGAAACGCGACGAAGCGGAGAAGCAGGCCCGATTCGATGCGCAGAACAAGCCCAAGCTCACTGTAATGGGGCTCGACCCCACACAGGCGGCGGCAATGCGTACTGCCAAGGGCGACCCGTCGCTGAAGCCTACGGTACTGAAGCTGGGCGACAAACCCGCTCCAGCGGGGCCGAAGCGCACGGACGCCACCGACATGCTCGACTACCTCTCAACCTTCAAGAACTAGGAATCTAATGCCGACCAGCATCTTTGACCTCACTGCGCCTGCGAAACCGAGAGACCTCAATGAGGTTGTCGCGGAATCGACCCGCAATAACGAGGGCGGACATGTAGCCCGCGTTATGCGCCGAAAAGAAGCCGAAGCGGCCGACCAGAAGCGCAAGGACGAGACGCCGTTCGGTGAGCTGGTAGGCGCCTCCCAAGTGCAGGGTGGAATCGGCATGATCCACCGCGCGTACCAGGAAGACTCGGTGCTTTCCCGTGCCGATCCGGAGTGGAAACTCCCCGAGAAGTTTCAGGCGGAGATGGACCAATTCGGGATCGGCACGGATCAGTGGGAACTCTTCAGCCGCGCAACCTCGCAGGAGCATTATGAGCTTCTTCGGGAATTTGCACTTCAAAACGAGATGGCGAAGGAGACCCGTGCGTCCTTCGGCATGCTCTCAAACTTCGCGTCGGACATGACTGATCCGGTGTTCTTCGCCGCAGACGCTGCCACTGGCGGCCTCGCCCGAGGCGCACGTGCCGGTCGCTTGGCGAACTCCGTCCGCGCCGGCTTGGCGGCCGGTACGACCAATTCAGCGATGACGCTTGGAAGCTCCAGATTTAATTCGGAAATCGGAAGCGCGGATATCGCAATCTCAGCGGCAGCCGGGTTCGCGTTGGGTAGCGCTTTCGGGGCGCACCGCGGCGAGCACTTCGCCGAATCCGTGAAGGTCGAGGAACTCGCCAGAAGGGACATCACCGGATCGTCCCAGAGTCTCGGCGCCGCGCGCTTGAACGGTCTTCCCGACAACCCGACTCCGGGCATCTCCGAGCGCTCTCTTTCGGATGCAATGCAGGCCCAAGTTGACCGCGGCGTGGACGAGGTATCCATTCAACCTGCCTTCGCCAACATCCGCCTCGCCTTGTCGGCGCAGATGGGTAAGCTGAAAGATCCAACCGCGCGTGGCGTCGGTCGGTGGCTGTTCCGCGACGGCGTGGGCTACACAGATCGAAACCTGGCCGTGAAGCAATCTGCAGGTGAGTACGCCAGCGTCAATCGTGCCACGTTGGAGACCCAGCTACATCGCGGCTTCAACGCAGCCTGGACGGCAGCGCGAGCGAAGCACGGACTGTCCCGCTGGGACCGCGGCGGTGAGCTGGCGTGGAGCCGGAAGGTGGCAGACGTACTGCGAGGCGTAAAGGCCGACGACGAGACTGCAAACCAGGCTGCAGCTGCAGTTCGGCCGGTGCTCGATGCAACCTACGAGCTGGGCGTTCGTTCGGGCGTCCTGGAGCCGGGCAGCAAGAACCTGGACTACTTCCCGCAGATCCAGTCGAAGCAAGCGTATCAGCGTATTTTCGGAGAGATGGGCCTGAGCGAAGACCAGGGTGTCGAGCTGTATAAGCAAGCGATCATCGCCGACATGCGCAAGAACGGCGACGCCTCCAAGATGGAGAAGTTCGACGAGATTGCTGGCGACTACGCAGGAACCTCCGACCGTGCCCTTCGGGCGCGCGAGAAAGCGGACGACCTGGGCGCATTGACTGCGGACAAACAGGCTGCCGTCCGCTCCGCCGAAGAGGCGCTGAAGGAACTGGAGGATATGCCCGGCAAAGTTGGTGACCGTCGCCGCACCGCGGCCCAGCGTCGCCTGGAGGATACCCGCCGAAAGTTGCAGCGACACGGTGAACGCCTGGACAAGGCAAAGGCCGGCCTCAAGGATGCGCTGGAACACGAGCAGAAGACGCTACACGCAAAGAAAGAAGCCAAGCAGCTCGCTGACGACGGCGGTGTAGACGAGGAGCTGGCCGAGCTATACGCGCGCGCGCTCATCAAGCGCGGCTCTGGCCTGGTGACTGGCGACACTGGCGCGCCCGTGCGTCCGCTTAACACCGAGTCGGTGCAGGAACTCACCGACGCCCTGCGAGATGCTGGAGCGAGCGACGCGAAGATTGCTTCAGTGCTCGGTAGGTACACCGCCCAGATGCAGGAGGGCGCCAAGGTGGGTGCGGCGAAGAAGCGCATCCGCTTCGACCCGAATACCGAAATGACATTCACAAACCGCTTTGGAGACGATGTAACTCTTAAAGTCACCGACTTCCTCGACAGCGACACCACCCGTGTCGTGTCCTCGCACATTCGTGAAGTCGTCGGCTGGTCCTCCCTGGCGCAGAAAGGCAACATTCGCAACAAAGCGGAGCTGGACGCACTCCAGCAACTTCTCCGCGAGCAGGCCATCAAAGCAGGCGATGATCCTGAGAAAACCCTGCGAATGCTGGACGTGGGTGTCAAGTCGATCATGGGTCGCTCCACGGAGCTCAACCCGAACAGCACTGCATCGCGCTGGTCGCGCGCTCTACGTGACACGCAGTTTCTTCGAGTGATGAACCAGGTTGGCTTCACGCTCTTCACAGAGCTAGGGCCGACTGTGGCACACGCGGGCCTGCTAAACACCGCTCGATCCATCGCCTTCATCGGAGACTTCCTCCGACGCGGCGCGGACGGGACTTTGAAGTCTGGTGAGGCCCGCTACATCGAGGACCTTGTTGCGACTGGCACAGAGCACCTCCGCAGTCCTGCATTTATGCGGATTGAAGATGACGCCTTCATGCCATCGGTCTACGGGGACAGCAAGTTCGGAAGAGCGATGGAAAACGCCACAATGCTCGGCCAGAGATTTACCAGCATCGCCTCCGGCATGGCGCCCATGAACACCGCACTGCAGCGCATCGCAGGACGAGCAACGCTTATGAAGCTGCTGCAGCTGGCGAACGACAAGCGCGCACTCTCGGAAGGCATGACACGCCGAATGCGCTCCTACGGTCTCGATCAAGAGGCACAAGACGCTCTATTCGCATCCCTGCGGGGAATCAAGAAGGTCGAAGACATCACCGAGGCGGGCCTGAACCTGGCCGACCGCGAGCGAGTCGCAGCCTTCATGTTCCGCGTCACGCGCCAGCAAGTGATCGAAGGCGATGCAAGCGACTCCATCATGCTGATGCACTCGGCAGGCGGAAAGCTGGTCACGCAGTTCCGCTCATTCATGGCCTACAGCTACGAACGGCATCTGCTGAACTCCGCCTACCACTGGAAGGACTGGAACACCTACATGATGGTCATGCTATCCAGCTCCATCGCAGCCCTGCAGTGGGCCGCACGTACGTCCCTCAACACGGCAGACGACCCGGAGAAGCGCGAGAAGCAGCTAACTATGGGTAACTTCGTGGCTGCTGGGGTATCCCAGTCTTCCTGGGGCGGCGTCATTCAACCCATCGTGGACACCGCGCTGCCTCTCATGGGCCAAGATCCGGTGTTCGCCAACGCCCGCTCAACGGGCATGTCCACGAACATCGTGGGCGGCATACCGGTCGTTGACTTTGCCAATCGCGTGATGGAAGCGTCCTCGCTCCCGGCGCAGGCGATCCGCGACGATAGAGAAGTGACCCGAAAGGAGCTGGAGAACGCAGCCAAGCTGTTCTGGTTCCAGAATCTCACAGGATGGCAAAACATCCAACGCATGGCACTTAAGGAAGCAGAGAGTCGAGGCTTGCTAAGCGACGGCTCCGGTGAAGCTGCCGCACGACGCGAAGACCGAGATGAGAAGGAAGACTCTTGGACCGCAAAATCCCTCTTTGGCCTGGACACTGAATGATTGAACAAAACCGAGGCCTGTCCTTCGTGGCTTACACCTACGAAGGCGGGCCTCGGCGCTTCACCTGCACGTTCCCGCGACTGAAGCCGGAGCACGTGCGCGTGCTTGTGGGTGACCCCAAGTCGCCCCGGACGGTTCTCGGCAAGTGGATCAACTCCACGACCGTCGAGATTCCCGACCAATCCGAATACCTCGCGACGCCTTACAGCGTCCTCCTGCGTCGGATCACACCCTTCGCAGAACAGGCGATCCTCTTTCAGGACGCCGCAACACTCCCAGCAGACCAGCTCAACACCGCCATCCGGCAGCTCCTCTTCGTACAGCAGGAGGTCGCCGAGTTCGGCGTGGGCACAGGAAGCGTGCCAGGCAGTGGGCTGCCGGGGAACGGCGGGGGCAACCTGCCGGATATCCAGACCATCGTAGACCAGGTTGTGCAGTCGCCGGCCTACCAGATCCTCCAGGAACGCATCCCGGAGATTGACGCCAACGCCGAACTCATCATGCAGGAGCTTCTTCGCTCCAACGAGTTCTTCGACACGAAACGCGACTACGGCGACCGAATCTCTGAAGCGTCCACCCGCCTCGCTCTAATCGAAGACGGCGACAAGGTGACGGCCGAGCAGATCACCACGCTATTGGCTCGGATGGTCAGGAATGAGACTGATGTGGCGGCCAGCTTCGATCAGGTCAACCGCGCAATCGCCACAGAGACTGAAGCACGCGTCGAATCCATCACCGATATGCACGCACAGATCACCTCGGAAACCGGAACGCTAGTTGCTCAAGCGGTTGATAGCGTGGAGGTGGTAGTCAACAAGGTCGAGTCGAGAGTCACCACTAATGAGGGACGGCTGGCGGCCCACGGCGAATCCATCGCAGCTACCAATGAATCACTGAAGGTCGTCGCTAACGACGCCCAAGCTAGCACCGAGTGGCGCCAGCTGTTCGCTGCGCAGTATGGCCCTGCAGGCGCTACGGGCGCCTCTGTAGCCGCTGCCGTCAAGCAGCAGATAGACGCAAAGGCGACACCGGACGAAGCACGAAGCATCGCAAACACGTCAGTCACGGCATTCGCCAACGGCACCTTCGCAGCCCTGCAGCAGTCTTACACGGCCTATGTGGGTGCGAACGACGCCAAATGGTCTGGCACATGGTCTCTCCGGATCAACGGCGGCGACCCTAACAACCCTGTCGTCGCCGGCATCGCGCTTAGTGCATACCCGGGCGGGTCGGACTTCGTAGTCCAGTCGGATCGCTTCGCCATCACGACACCAACCGCGGGCTACGGTGCTCGCAAGTTTCCCTTCGTGGTAGGAACCGTGGGTGGCCTGAGCACGGTGGGCATCACTGGGCAATTGCTGGTAGACGGCTCGATCACCGCGAACAAGCTGACAGTGAACTCGCTGGCCGCCATCACCGCCAACATGGGAACCGTCAACGGTGGCACGTTCAAGACGCACACACTCGATGGCAACGGCAATATCGTTGACGCGCACGAGTTCCGCGTCGAGTTGTCCAACGTCGGCACTTGGCCCATTTGGGTCGGGGCAGGAGACAAGAACGAGAACAACGCCGTCTTCTGGGTCGATCGCTCGGGCAACGCAGGCTTCAAGGGCCGTGTGTCTGCGCCAAACATCGTCGGCAACTTCAACCGGTTGGCCCCTGTAGATTGGACTGGCTCGGTTTCGATGAATAACACCACGGGGATCGTCAACTTCACGCTCCCGGCGCCTGTGCTACTAGGCGAGTCGCACACTCCGCTGATCGTACTCAGCGCGGGCGTGGACCATGCGTCGTCCGACAACGGGCGTGCATTTATTTACATCCAAAAGCTAGTGGGTGCGGCCTGGGTGACGGTGGATACCTACTTCATCATTCAAGGCTCGGGCCACAAGTTCAACCATGCGCTCAATTACGTCGGAGACCCGACAACGGCGGAAGCCACCTACCGTGTGGCCATCGCCGATTCTTCGCGCGGTGACCGCCTGATCATCACAAAGGTCCGTGGATTCATCCAAGGACTCCGATAACGAGGAACTAATGGCAGAAACACCAGGCTACGTTTCCAATGCAAAGCTCGCGGAACGCATCTCGGCATTGGTAGATCGCTGGGACACGCGCGAGAACCAGATGATCGCGCTCCTCACTCAACCCCAAGGAGCCGTAACGGTCACTGACGGCCTCGGCAAGGATCATGTCCTGCCTTCCTTCCTTCAGCTCTCCAAGGATGTCTCAGAGTTGGTGGATGAACTCACGGGCGCCGTCAGCGGCGCTTCCGAGTTTGCCAATACGGCCCGGCTATACGCTGAGGGCGCGCAGGCCTCCGCCAACGATGCACAAACGAGTGCCGAAGACGCAGCTGAGCAACTCGCAGACGCGACCGGCCAAGCAGAAGCGTCAGCTGCAAGTGCAACGGCAAGTGCCGCAAGCGCGTCTGCGTCGGAGTCGAGCAACCAATCGGCCGGACTGCATGATAACGCCGCTTCCGCCAGCGCAGCCGATGCTGATGCTGATGCGATCCAAGCAGCGAACTCCAAGGCCCAGGCCGTGGCTTCCGCAAGCGCAGCTGCGTCAAGTGAAGTCCAAGCAGCCTTCTATGCCCACCGTGCGGAAGATTGGAGCGACCAGGCGAAGTCGTGGGCGAACGCCCCGTCTGGTACCGAGATTGAACCGGGAGCCTTTTCGGCCAAGCACTGGTCCGAGCAAGCAAGGGCATCCCTCACGGGTACGCTGGTCTACCGAGGTGGCTGGGACGCCGGCACTGGCTCGTTCCCGGCGGGCGGTAACACCGGCGCGTTTTACAAGGTCACCGGAGGCGGCGCTATTGGTGGCCGCCAGTACAATCCCGGCGACCAGATCGTCCATAACGGCTCCGGCTGGGACCATATCGACAACACTGAGCAGGTCACGTCGGTGGCTGGCAAGTCCGGCGCGGTCCAGCTGGTGCCGAGCGACATTTCCGGCTTGGGCATTCTCGCGACGCGCGATAGCGTGGATTTCAGCAGCCATGTGATAAACAAGCCAGCGTCATACCCGCCAAGTGGACATATGCACACGAAGGGCGATGTCGGGCTTTCAAACGTGGACAACACATCCGACGCGAACAAGCCAGTCAGCACCGCGCAGCAGACCTCACTGGATCTCAAGGCACCAATCGACAAGCCGTCCTTCACAGGCGGCGTAACAGTCCGGAACAACTTCCTTCGGGTAAGCGGCTGGCAATCGGTCCCTAACGATGGCGTGGTTTATTTCGGAGCAAGCGATAGCTGGCTCTTCAAGCAGGGAGACGCCTTCAAATTTCAGGTTGAAGGCAAGTTCAACGCAGTCCTGGATTCGTCCGGAACCGTCTGGACATCTGGAAACTTTAATCCAGCCTCCAAGGCAGATATTGGAGGCCAGCCACGCTTCGCTGGCGTTTTTGTCGGCGCAAACAACGATCAATTCTTCTACACCGAAGATGCGAATCAGAGCGTCGTGCTGCGCTTCGGCTATGGCACGTCTTTCAAATATGCAAAGTGGAATGGCGTCACTGGCGCTTTTACCGCACCCCATCTAATTGCGGGCGGCTCCGGCAACGGCGCTTACGTACAGATCGGCGACGATGTGCGCTTGGTTGACATCGGCAGGAGCCACACGACCGCTATCCAAAGTACAGCGAATGGGAATGTCGGATTCCTGCAGTTCGGGACGGGACCGACGATTGGCTGGGATGGCGCCACCCTTCAAGCAGCGGGACAAGAAATCAAGCATGCCGGCAATACTGGCTATTACGGCGTAAGTGGGCGGCAACATAGCGACTGGAATACCTGTGTCACTCAGGGCATCTGGATGGCCGTTGGAGCAACCAACTCTCCCGACAATTCAGATTGGTGGCTAGGCCACGTAACTGTTCACAACGGCGATTGGGTGCAGCAGGAGGTCATCAACTTCACCTCAAATCCGCCCAAACAGTTCCGGCGCCAGAAGCAGGGTGGAAGCTGGGGCGCCTGGCAACAGTGCGGCATGGTCATCGTATCGACTACAGATCCTGGCGGCGCCGATGGCGTCCTTTGGATTCAGCCGTAATGAGTGGCTGGCTTATCAAATGGGGTGGTGCATATCGACAGCCGTGGATAGTGCGCCTCAAGTGGGGCGGCGCGTGGATCAATCCAGCTGCCGTTCGCCTCAGATGGGGCGGCGGCTGGGTGACCATCTATACCGCCTACACCCCACTCTCCAGCAATGCCACTGGGAGCTCCGCTCAGTACAACAACGGCAATAGCCGCACACCAATGACTCGGCAGCTGGGCGCACGCGCGACTATCTACACCGCAGGCGGGAACGGGAATCTCACCTACTCCTGGTTCGTGAGCAGCTCTAACCAGGTGGCGAATGTATCGCTTAGCCCTTCTGGGCCGTACTGCGATGTAAGCGTCACCGCCACGCTAAATCAAAGCGGAAGTGTCACCGTGGGATGCACCGTCAGCGATGGACAGAGCAGCACTACCGCCTATACGACGAATCACTACGAATATTTCAACACTGTCTAAGGACTCATTGAACAAAGAAGAAATTACGCTCCTCGGCACCCTAGGTGCCGTCGGGGCGCTGATCGGCATCGCAAAGTTGCTGGTCTCCGACGAACCCCTCAAGCCCCGCCAGGTGATTGGTCGTGCCCTTCTGCACGCCGGCCTCGGCGTGGCGTCGGCCGGCATCCTGGTGCTGGTCCCTGGCCTGGGCACCGCAGCAATCGTTGGCATCGCCTGCGTATTCTCCTCGCTCGGCACCTCCGCACTAGAGGCAGCCTTCAACAAGTACCTGAAGAAATGAGCAAAGCCAGCAAGGATTCGATGGAACGGCTTCATGGCGCCATCGCAGACAAGCTGAGCGACACCATCGGGAATATGGAGGCCGGCGACAAAGGGCTGGCCGCGCTGCTTAACGTGGCCCGCCAGTTCCTTAAGGACAATGGCATCGACTCAGTGGCGACCGAGACTAACCCGGTTGGCAAGGTCGCCGATGCAGTCTCGAAGCATCCCTTCGATCCCGCCGAGAGCTTGAAGCACCACTGATGGAGGCGTCGGGGATTACTTCCCTGCACGTCATCCACCCCTGGGAGGACTTCCGCAACTTCGCGTTCGACCTCTGGACGCATCTGGCCCTGCCGTCGCCAACGCCCGTGCAGTACGACATCTGTTCGTACCTCCAGCACGGGCCGCGGCGCCGCATGGTCCAGGCGTTTCGAGGCGTAGGCAAGTCGTTCCTCACGGCTGGATACGTGTGCTGGCTTCTCTGGAAAGACCCGCAGCACAAGATCATGGTGGTCTCGGCGAGCAAGGAGCGCGCTGACGCGTTCTCTGTGTTCGTTAAGCAGATCATCGAGACCTTCGAGCCGCTATCGCACCTGCGCCCTCGCAGCGACCAGCGCAACTCCAACCTCGCCTTCGACGTTGGCCCTGCCCTCCCCGACCAATCGCCTTCGGTGAAGTCGGTAGGCATCACAGGCCAGCTGACTGGCTCGCGCGCTAACACGATTATTCCCGATGACATCGAGGTCGTGAAGAACTCGCAGACCATCGTGCAGCGAGAGAAGCTCGCAGAACTCATCAAGGAGTTCGACGCGGTGCTGAAGCCGGGCGGCCAGGTGATCTTCCTGGGCACTCCGCAGACCGAAGAGTCGCTCTACAACAAGCTGCCGGAGCGCGGGTACGACATCCGCATTTGGCCTGCACGCTTCCCGAAGGACATGAAGCAGCGCGTCGCATACGGCGCCATGCTCGCTCCAGTGATCGCGGCGGCGTTCGACGACAATCAGGCCCTCGCCTGGACGCCGACCGACTCCAGGCGCTTCGACGAGAAGGACCTGATGGAGCGCGAAGCGTCCTACGGACGTGCTGGTTTCGCTCTGCAGTTCATGCTGGACACCACGCTATCTGACGCTGAGAAGTATCCGCTCAAGCTGTCGGACTTCATCGTCATGGACGTTGACCGCGAGGTCGCGCCTATCCGTGTCGTGTGGTCCTCCGGTAAACAGCAGGTGGTCGAGGAATTGCCCTCCGTGGGCTTCTCGGGCGACCGCTGGCACCAGCCGATGTACGTGGCTCCCGAGATGGAAGAGTTCACCGGATCGCTGATGACCGTCGATCCGTCCGGACGGGGCGGCGACGAGACGGGCTTCTGCGTCACCAAAGTGCTGCGCGGCATGATTTACCTGCGCCGCTCGGGCGGCTTCAAGGGCGGCTACGAGGACTCCACGCTGGAGGGCCTAGCGCACATTGCGCGCGCAGAGAAGGTCCAGCTAATCCTTGTCGAATCAAACTTCGGCGACGGCATGTTCAACAAGCTGTTCGAGCCGGTTCTGAAGCGGATCTACCCGTGCTCCGTCGAGGAAATCAAACACTCAACGCAGAAGGAGCGCCGAATCTGCGACACCATCGAGCCGGTTTTGAACCAGCATCGCCTGGTCGTGGACAAGGCCGTGATCCGCGCCGACGCGGACACCGAGAACCACCACTACCAACTCTTCCACCAACTCTCCCGAATGACCCGCGACCGCGGCGCCGTCAAGCACGACGACCGCGTGGAACCGCTCGCAATGGCACTCGCGTACTGGGCCGACCAGCTTGCACGCAATGTTGAAGACGAAGAGTCGCGGCGCATGGAGGAACTGCAAGAACAGGACTACCTCGACTTCATCCAATCGGTCACTGGCCGTGCGGTGGACGAGGCGAACTTCTACGACAACTACTAACCAAGGAACCACCATGACCGAGTTTTTCATCACTGCCGCCGTCTTCCTGGCGTTCGGCCTGTTTATCCGTAACCGCATCCGCAAAGCCAAGGCAGCGGCCGCAGCTTCGGCCGGCGCACCTGTCGGCGGCGGCTCCACTGGCACCAAGCCGCACACGCAGGTCCGTTGAGCGAATCCATCCGCATCGCAACCCCGCTCACCAAGGTGAGCGAGGGTTTGCGCCTTCGGGCATATGTGTGCCCGGCCGGCAAGCTAACCATCGGGTGGGGCCACACCGGCGCCGACGTGAAGCCAGGCATGACGATCACCACGGAGCGCGCTGAGCAGCTCCTAGAAGCCGACTTGAAGAGCGCCCAGGCCGGCGTGAGGAAGCACGTGCGCGTGCCTCTCAAAGCACATCAGGAGGCCGCTCTCGTGGATTTTGTGTTCAACCTAGGCGCAGAGCGGCTGCGCACATCTACTCTGCTGCGTCTGCTGAACTCCGGCAACTACACTGCGGTGCCTGCGCAGCTGACCCGTTGGGTGTATGGCGAGGTCAATGGCAAGAGCCGAAAGCTGCCTGGCCTGATTACCCGCCGCGCCGCCAACGTGGCGATGTGGGAGGCCAAAGAAAACACCCACCCCCAATAGGGGTGGGTGTCACTCAACAAGGCTCAGCGAACTAAAAATTAGAACGGCTGCGTCGGGGGATACTCATCCTTGCCGTTACTGTGGAACTGATAATCGCGCAGAATCCAACCACTAGCGTTGCTGCTGTTAACCCACTCGTACGTCCAGCTCTCGTAAGAGCCTTGCGGATAATCGTTGCGGATGGTGAGCTTCTCGCCGTTCATGCCATTCGTCGGCAGGTCGAGCGGCGGATCGCCTACGCCTTGCGTAGAAACCAAACCAGACGACTTAACCGTCCTAGCGATGGTTACTTTGCGTAACGGCATAACGGGCGTGTACCCGGGAGAAGCCTTTTTGATCCATCCCGAGACCTGGGCCAGATCGCCACTTCCCTCATAGACGCGTGTAGTTGTGACAACAGAACTCACGCTGCCTCGATTGGCAGTTTCCTTTGCAAACAGACTTCCGCTTCCCAGAGTCCCGAGCACCACTGCAAGTGCCAAGACGGCTCTACGCGTCGCCTTCATACTTCACTCCATTGTTGAAATAGCAGGCGTCGTGCCTGCCTGAGCATGCTATCAGCACTGCGCGGGGGGTGGATCTTATTATTTGAGGCCGAAGTCACAGTGCCTCCTCTTCGGGGAGCCGTCAGTCGCTAGAACTATGGCCATAAGCGCATTAGGTAGACCAATTAAGTTATATCGTAAATTCGTATGCCTAACCGGCTGTGGCTTCAGGGACTGAAATTCTTTCAGCAACAAGGTTACCCTTAAAGAGAACACTTCAAGTTCTCCTCCGGTGCTCTCCCTGTGCTCCTCAAGTACGTTCCTGCCGTCCTACCCCTCGTCATCCTGGCTGGATGCACTCAAAGCGCACCGCAAGCGATCCCGAAGGGACTGCTGGTGACTGCTGACGGAGGTCAGATCATCGTGGTGGGCGACGGATTCAGCTGCGGCGGGGCCACCAAGGTCCACCCCGGCGAGGATGGGCTGAAGGACGCAGTTTCCAGCTGGGTAGAGTGCAAGCCTGACGCCTCCGCCAGTGCTCCTGCAGGGCCTCCCGATGGCTCATAGCTACGCACATAGCGGCCCTGGGCTGCGATAGCCGCTACGAAGCGCCTGGAGGGCCTCGGAAAGGTCTACGAGACGAGAGCGTTGAAGGTGTCGCGCGAACCGGCAATCACCTCGGCGCCATCTTCCTCGTGTACCAGAGCGGACACCTCAAGTCTCGATGCAAGCTCTCGGATCTTGTCTTTGATTTCGTCCTTCTGCGGGTGCGCATCCAGAAGTAGGCTGTACGCAAGCTCAAGTGCGTATATCTGACCGCGAACGACTGCAAGTGCTGACATGGATCTGCCTCGAAATGTGTGGCGGAAATTTCCGTGAGGGTATCTGACTCCGAAACGTCGCGCGATTCCCCCCTCCGGGGGGTCGCAATGTGCCGATGCTGCCTTCTTTGACGGCCTGTCGTGTATCTTCCGTCACTTCTAGCGTCACCGGTTGCGCTAAGCCTTTGAAATGAGGCGCCCTGCGCTGGATTCCCTATCCAGACGCCACCCAGACGTGAGGCGATAGCGCACGCCTGGTGCGCTCCAGCCGTCCGCATGTGTTCGCGTCTGTCTTTCCCTATCTGTCGTTTTGCTTCTGACCATAGGCGGGCACCTGCCGAGCACTTACGGCCCTGCCCTGCCCATGCATAGCCCTTGGCGCATATCCCAGCAGCCAGCGCGCTAGATGCACACCCATCTAACACCGACCGGCCGCGGCCAGCGCTCTACCTATTCGTGCGTTCTCTCACATATTTCGTTATATCACGATATTGGGACTTGACCCGATCATGGAATTGATTTAGCTTATATCCCATCGGCCAGCCACACCGGCCGGCGCGATCCCTGAGCCGCCCAGCGCGGCGCTAAGAGAAGCAATCGGATTCAACCGGCCCCAGCCCGTGCAATGCGCTACTGGGGCGGCCTTCAAGGGCCTGCGACTACGCCGAGAGGCAACCGCAGGGGAACCGAAAGAGGCCAAGGCGGCTAGAGGCCGCACGGTTCCGGGGTGCTCTCAGGTGTAGCTGCAACATCCCAACATTGGGAAATGACTTGACAACGGGACTATTCCATATTTAGGATATGTCCCACGGTCACTGAGGTGACCAGCTGGCAAAGCGGGAAGCTCTCCCGTCGCATTCCGACCCTTGCACGGGGTCGTAAATAACACGGTGCGGCTGGACCAGCTAAGGCGCGATGAGGCGTCGTTGCGGGAAGTCCGGGACGGGAATGGCTATGCCTTCGCCCACCCACATGACGACCCCTCAACGACAGCGGAGCGGCACTGGCCCGAAACCGGCACGGCCTGACAATCCTGCACACCGCAGGAGAGTCGGGCCACTCAAGCGCCTCAGCAACACGGGGTGTTTGAGTGGCTTGATTCACTGGAGAACCCGATGGAACACGATGCGATCCCCTACGTTGCACCCGACGACCGCTTGATGGACACCGTGAGGTGGGAGCTGGCGTGCTACCGGACAAGTATCGGCCGTACCGAAGCTTTGTCCACTACATCCCACATCTGGCACAAATCCCACGAAGGAGCGTGACATGACTAGGCTTAAGGAAGCGCATCACAGAAGAGTTCAAGCCGGCATGGGGAGGCCGGCAAGAAGACCGCAGTACACATGCCTGCGCGTCGTTGGCCGTTGGGTGCTGCGGCACCACGGCCTTGCGGTTGGCATTTATCCGACTCTGGGCGCACTTGTTGCTGCCCGACTCGAACACGAAGGACGCACTCATGGCTGAGCACGACGGGATCACTGAGGGGCTGGAGTGCGACAACGCCGCAGTCATGGCCGGCTTCACTTGCGAAGTATTCGCCAGGACAACGACGCTCGATCTGCACCTTTTGATCCGCCCCGACACCGATTTAGACGGACACTTCCGCGCCTGGTGCACTGACGAGCAGGAGTGGCTGCAGATCGAGGGGTGGAACTTCTGCATTCAGGACGTAAACTCTGGAGCGTCCGCATGATCGAGGAGGACGCTTTGAAGCTCACCAAGCTGCGCGCTGAGATTCGCAAACTCAACCGCGAGTCTGACAAGCTGATGCTTGAGACTCGTTGGTATCCGATGGTCGTCACCACGGCGCTGTTCGCAGCGGTCGCGGCGGTCATCAAGTTGTTCGGCTGAATGCCTGAAGTACCAGCGGGAGCGCTGCCCTAGCGCTACACCGGATGGGCTGCCTACGGCCCGGTGGCTGGTGAGTAAATCCTAGCATCGCGCAGGTCTTTGAACATCACTGGAAGGCGCGTTGCGCTGTCCGAAAATTCCCACAAGCCGCCTCCGGGCGGCTTTTTTGTTGCCTGGAGAAACCGCATGGCCTTCGCCTATTACGAAAAGGGCGCCACCGTCCTGCTGCTTACCAACGTCGAAGCTTCGATGCTTCTTCAAGTTATGCGCCGAATCGGCGGCGACCCGCAGAAGACCGCGCGCAAGCATGCCGACGCCATTGCCGAGGCACTGCTAGAGGCGGCGGTTGAACAGGCAGATCACGACATCACGAAGAGCGGCAACAGCGTGGCGCTGAACTTCCACGCACCGAAAGGGGACGCGTCGTGACCGCCCCACGCATCTACGTGGCCTGCCTGGCCTCCTACAACAATGGCGTCCTGCACGGGCGTTGGATCGACCTTGACGGGATGGACGCCGACGACGTGCAGGCGGAGATTGCCGCGATGCTGCGTGAGTCGCCGAACCCAAACGTGACCGCGGAGTGCCCGGAGTGCGAGGGCAGCGGCGACGCCGCCCCTGATCGTCCCGCGGGCGTTCCGCCACTGTGCGCAATGTGCAACGGCACGGGCAAGGTGCCCAGCGCCGAGGAATGGGCCGTCCATGACAGCGAGGACCTGCCGACCGGCTTCCGGGGCTCCGAACACCCAGACCTGACCGAACTGCTGGAGCGCTTGGATGAACTGGAGGACCTTAGTGACTACGAACGCGATGCTTTCGAGGCCTTCTGCGCGGTGGAGGGGCAAGAGGACATTCAAACGTTCCGCGAGCGGTACATCGGTGAGTTCGACAGCTGGGCGGAAGTCGCGGAGCACAGCGTCGAAGAGAGTGGACTGCTTCAAGGCGTGTCCGACTCGATAGCCCGCTACTTCGACTTTGCAAGTTATGGACGCGATATGCAGCTAGGCGGAGAGGCCTACGAATCTAATGGTCACTACTTCTGGAGCCACTGATTTAGAGGCTCGGGACAACCGCTCCTGAGCCACATCCCAGCAGCAAGCCTTCATCTGAACCGACCGCGGCAGGTCAATCCAACCTGTCAATAACTTTCATTACGATATCCTGGGCCTTCTCTTGCCAGCCCTCCGCCTTGTTATCGAAAACTATCCCGATAGTATCCTTGGGAATACCTGTGACGGGAGTTTCGTCTAAATAGACAGGTATAACGTCGCCGTTTGCGATCCGAGGGGCGAACACCTCCCTCTCAAATGTGGGCCAAATCTTCTCTTGGTGATGGCTGTCGAGAAGGCATAAGACAAATCGGGACGCAGTGCCGAAGATACGTTTGAACTCCTTGCTCCAAGCTCTTCCTAAGAAGTTCGATTCGAAATTTTCGTCGTAAAATACCTGAAAATCCAGGGTGGTGAAGTGCTCATCCAGTAGCCTTGCTAAATCTCTATTCTCGCCAGCAAACGATATAGCTAAGTCGAACTCAAACTCCTCTTCCCGCCCGCGAAATCCACAATCGGAACGAACCGCCTCCCAGTCCAGATGTCGCAGGAAATAGAATGCCGCCGGATCTTCAACCGCAAATGTGGATGTTTCGGGTGAATAGAAGAAATACCTGGCAGCCAATTCCTTCGACGTCAGTAGGTTGGCTAATCTGACATCCTTGATATTATTAATGCTTCCACGCACATCTGCATTTGCGTTGGCAAGCATCGTAAGATCAACAACCGCCTCTCCTCTTTCAGCGACGGCTTTCAGCAACTTGAAGTATGGGTCATTGCTCGGGCGGAACCGCCGCCCTCTGCAGAACTCTTTGACCGCTGGGTATAGCGCGGCTCTTAGCTTTTCGACTACCAGCTTCCGAAGGCTGGCTAGGTCAACTTCTACCCTAGTTACTTGTTCGCACTCTTCCAAGATACCTGCAGCGACACACGCGGTTTGGCAGAGCTGCTGAGTTAACCAATAGTCCCCTTTCGACTCTTCAAAGATTAGTTCTGGCTTATCGAAAGCAATCTTTAAAGCAGACGTTCCGCTCTCAACTAGCTCATTGAATCTTGGCTGATTTGCGGGAGCGATCTTGTGAATTCCGATACGCTTGGCTATATCTGGAACGAATTGAATAAGCGCTGACCCAACCTCATTGATGCCAATTATTATCAACTTAGGATACTGAGTAGCATCCCACTCTTCGGCGGCAACCTTAGCGATATCGGCAAGTTTATTTTGAAGCTCGTGGGAGAGGCGGTGAAAGTCGTCGATGATGAACGATCCGAGCTCAGCGCCCTCTGCTATTTTCACCACCCGCTCAACATCCAGACTCTTCCGAGCCGAGAGATATGTAGGGACTAGACTTGCATCAAGGGCAGCTTGAATCTTCTTAACAGTAGTTGTTTTTCCAGTGCCGGACTGGCCCTCGATTACAACAGGCTTTCCAGGTCGCCTGATATCCACAAATATTTCATTGTAATTCGGCGGTTTGACGAAGGTCTCGTTAGGAACACCCTCGGTCACGAATACTTGTTCAACTAGCTTTTTCACGTTACCACCCCTTAATTTCGTAACCGAAGCTGCCGATCCTCGTCGTCGATCCTTGCTCAGGATTTGAGACTGGCTTGCCTACTATAGATGAATGAACGCCAACAACTACAAGTGGCTTGAAACACCCCGGACTTGGGCACTTTGGATGCCGCCCGGAGGCATTCCTGTCTACATCCGCAAGAGCGACGCGGCGGTCCTCATCCGCTGGAACGGCATCCACATTCGCGCCAAGGCAGCTAGCGTGAATCAAGCAAAGCGCCACGTTCTACGTTGGATCGCGGCACGAAGCAGCAAGCCCTGGGGAAGGGGCAGCAAGGGAGGCTTCGGACACCGCGACGCATTGCCTGCCTCGATACGCAATTCCATAGCCGACTGGAACGCCAAAAACGGTGATCTGGACTTCTAGGCTTCACGAGAACGAATTTTCAAGAGCACACGAGGGGCCGCGAAAGCGGCCCTTTTCTTTGTCCAAAGCGAGCCGCCACGGCGGCCCTTTAACCATCGGAGTCACGCCTATGCGCACCCTCCCCCGCTGTCTGACCCACTCGCTCGCCTGCGGGGTCGCATGAACAGCTTCTTCGACCCACGCGCCGACACTACAGTCCACGCACCGGACGGCAAGGTCTTTGCCTACGGTCCCCGCATTACCCGCGGGGGCACCTTCGGCGAACCCGAGTACACCGAGCCTCCCAAGCCTGGCGAGACGCCGGACCACTGGGAAGTGCGCTGGGTGGACTACTACGACAACGCAGGCCACTTCATAGATGGCTGGATCGCGGACTGCGCGGTCGAAGCGCACGCGAAGTTGCTGGCGGAGGCGCTAACCCAATGAGAGCAGGCCTCCTCTTCCGCTGGGGCAGTGCGTGGGTAGGCGCGCATTGGTCTCCGTACAACCGCCGTTGGTGCATCAATCCGGTGCCCTGCGTGACCTTTTGGATCGTTCTGCCTGGAGGCAACACCCCGTGACGAAACCCTTTCGACCCATGTTGGCCGCCGTCGCTGAGTTGGACAAGCTGCGCTTCCCGCTTTACGCCTCCGAGAAGCTGGACGGAGTGCGCTGCATCGTCCGCGACGGCGTGGTCATGTCGCGCACCATGAAGCCGATCCCGAACCCGGCAGTGCAATCGGCCTTTGGCCGCCCGGAGCTGGAGGGCTGCGACGGCGAGCTGATTGTCGGGCGGCCGACCGCACCGGATTGCTACCGGGTTACGGTCGGCGGCGTGATGCGCGAGTACGGAGAACCTGATGTGCGGTTCTACGTCTTCGACCGCGTTCTGCCGGGCACCTTCAGGGAGCGACTGTGCGCCATCGTGGACAGCGGGCTTCTGCTGACTCCCCGGACGGTGCTTGTGCGGCAAGGCCTCGTACTGACTCAGGACGGACTGGACTCGCTTGAGGCCGTGAAGCTGGCCGAGGGTCACGAGGGCCTCATCCTCCGCGCACCTGAGGGCCTCTACAAGCAGGGCCGGAGCACCGCCCGCGAACAAGGGATGCTCAAGCTCAAACGATTCGAGGATGCCGAAGCAGAAATTCTGGAGGTAGTCCAGGGCACGCGGAACGACAACCCGGCCACCAAGAACGCCTTAGGACGGACCGAACGCTCCAGCCACCAAGCCAACAAAACCCCGCTGGACACTGCCGGCGCTCTTCGCGTCCGCGACATTGTGACCGGACAGGAGTTCAACATCGGCACAGGCTTCACCGACGCTATCGCGAAGGACTTCTGGAATAACCGGGAGAGCTACGTGGGGCAGCTGGTGAAGTACCAACACTTCGCGGTCGGCGCAAAGGAACTGCCCCGCTTTCCCTCATTTAAAGGCATGCGAGACCGTATTGACCTAGGTGAGCCGGCTCTGGAGGCGTCAAATGATTGACTTGATCTGCGACTCCAGGGGCCGCTCGCTGGTCTCCGTCTGTGAGATGACCGGGCGCTTTAATAGCCGCCTGCGAGACACAACGCATGACACCTACGACGACGACGAGGGGGCCGATCAATGAGCTGCGCCGCGCGTATGGTCACGACTTCGCACAATACGGGGAACGATCTTCTGACTGCAATTGGCGATGCACTCGCAGCGGCACGTGTGGCGGCGCCTGAGGTGCCTGTCCAACTGCACGCGATTTCAAGGGAAGGCGGAGAGTGGGAGCTGACAGTAGTGCGTCGCCCGATGCCCGAGAGCAGCTCTTGAAGCCGGCAGAAGCAGCGCGAGAAGCGGGCATTCTTGTCGTGAAGACAGTGTTCCTTGCCTTTCTGTGCGGAGGCGTACTTCTAATACTCCTGGTGCCATTCCTGGCCTTATTTGCCCACGCCTGATGGTAGCCGTATCGCTGCCGGCACAAGAATTGCTAGTGATACTAACTTCGCATGGCATCTGAGGTTCTCGACTGAGATCGTTCTACACCTACCACATAACCCTAATTCGCGATATGGCCTAAATTTGATACGAGAGAAAGACTCAGTGAATTCCTTGAAGAGCCTGCTTGCTCTACTTTGCCGCCGCCCAAGATTGTTCCTAATCGAGGCTACGCCCAACCAGAAAGGCTTCTGGGTGGACGTGATCAACGTCAATTGCATGTATATCGGCCTCGGGATCGGTATCATTGCAATTGAGGGACATGACCCTTAATCGCGAAGAAGGATGGATGCGGCTTCGCGCTCACCAGGCACATACGGAGCCGTCTCCATGACACAGCTGACCACCGAAGAACTCGTGCAGATTCTCCACATCGCTCTTGGCGAGCTTCGCCAAGATGTTGAACCGGGGCTATTGGCATCCAAGATTCTCTGCCTCACTGCAACTTACAACCATCCGGGAACCCTGCAGTCCGAAATTACGAAGTACGTCAAGGACCTGACGCCTTCGGCAGCGTCCCGTCACATCATGGACTGGTCGTTTCGCGGCAAGACTCTCAAGCCGGGCGATCAGCCCAGCGGCATGGAATTTATCCAGCAGCAGGCCGATCCACTGTATCCGCGCCGCAACCTCCTCCACATGACCCCTAAGGGTCTCCAATACCTCTCAAACCTCACTGATCGCGTCAACGAGGCGCTGCAGAAGCGCGCCGTGCGTTCGGCGAAATCCGCATGATGGAGATGCAATGCCGTTACGACTTAAGGGCACAGCCCCCCGACCCGGGGAGGCTGACCGTCGCTATTACATGATCGACGTACAGGTGGAAAAGCGCCGGGAGCGACTATCCGCCGGAACTCGCGACAAGAACCTCGCGCTCCGTAAGGAGCAGAACATCATCGACGCGCTACGTGACGATCCTGAAGTCACCACGCTTGAACTCAAACGCATCCTCCGGGGCGAGCGTCTTGCCGCCATCCAGGATCGCCGCAGCGAAGATCGGGCCTGGACGCTGAAAGAAGCGTGCGACAAGTGCCTCAAGGACCGCGAAGACGGTGGCTGGGGTGCGGCGTCCTCCAACGACACCTACGCAACTAACTGCCGCATGATCCAGAAATTCCTGGGAGCGGACACGCCGGTTGCCTTCATCGACCAAGAAAAGATTCGCGACCTTGCAGACCATCTCCTCGACGAAGAGGAGAACGCGCCTGCCACGGTAAATCGTAAACTCTTCGCGCTGATGCACGTTCTGGCTTACGCCAAGCAGCACAAGCAGTACCCGAAGGAGCTCCCCAAGTGGAAACCGCACAAGGAAGGCGACAACGCCCGCCAGTTCGTGCTGACCGCCGAAGACGAGCGGGTGATATTCGATGCAATCGCCAAGCTCGACGACCGACCGGACAACCCGCTCGGCGGCAACCAGGTCTCGCGCGACGCCGCGGACTTCGTTGAATGCTTTACCTTCTTGGCGGACGTTGGCTGCCGCTTCTCTCAGGCGCTGAAAGTGCGCTGGCGGGACATCGACTGGGACCTTATGCCGGGCGTCGTAGGCATCAAGTTCTGGCGCAAGGGAGAGCAGAAGGGAGGGAGGGTTCGCACTATTCCCTGCACATCCCGCGTGGTCGATGTACTCAAGCGGCGACGTGCGCTGGGAGGGGATGGCCCATTCTCGGGACTGCGCAGGCAGCGAGGCACCGAGCTATGGAACATGGCAAAAGCAAGGACCAACCTGGCTAGGGAAGAAGAGTGCGTTCCCCACTGCTTGCGGCACACGTGCGCAACCCGCTTGCTTGCTCGTACGGGCGACCTGAAGTTGGTTCAAGAATGGCTCGGACACACCAAGATTGAGACCACGGCGGCCATCTACGCGAAGGTGTTGGTGGACACAAAAGTGCGAGCGCTGAGTGCACTGCAAGACGGGTGGAATGGCGCGTCACCTATCCCAGATGTGGGAACAATCCAGGACTGCAACCTATCCCAACATCGGGATGACCCAACAGTAACCCACTGA